GTATAAGCTCTGGACTGTGTCTGTTGGCTGCTCAGAAAGTCAAAAAGAAAAGAGAAGTTTCGAACTTTGTAGATAAGAAATTCTTCAGGAGGTACGAAATCTAACGTCACCGCCGCATTTACTATATTTGCACAAATGATGACCTACCCCCAGAATGTATAATTTCAGCAATAAGCCAAAAGACGGGAAGAGCTTTCCAAACCCCCTGGCCCCCGCTGAGGAGAAGGAGTCTAGAGAGTATGGTTTGAGCTACGCCAAGGCCATTGAGTCTCAATGGGGGAGCGTTAACGACAGTAGTTCTGTTTTCAAGAAGCGATACGACGTATTCAACAAAAACAGGAAGTACGCCAACGGCACACAAGATGTTTCTATCTACAAGAAACTACTTACGTCGCTGGATCCTAACGGGAATGACGGAACGCTTCTAAACCTTGACTTTACCCCAGTGCCTATCCTCCCGAAGTTTGTGAGGATCGTCGCCAACAACATATTGTCCAAGTCCCCTCATCCTAACGTCGAGGCCATAGACCCCCTTTCTTCTTCCTACAAGGACGTTGAAAAAAAGAAGGTCGAGGC